CACACGGCCTCCTCCAGATGGCTTGGTAGCCATCCTCGTCCGTTTTAGAACGGACGAGCCCTCCTAGGCTTGGTGCTGACGGCCATAGGACGTCCTGAACGCGCCAAGTGCTCCCTGTCCTGGAAAGGGTCATCCCCTCTTTTCAGGAAGAACTTGAGCAGGGCACCGTAACCATCCACAGAGTTTCTGGGTGGTTCGGCCTGCACTACATAACCCGTGACAAGCGGGTGATGTAGTCGGGGACAATAGCTCTCGGTTTCATACCCGAGGAAACTATGTCTGCCCAACACCGAGCTCGTTTCTGCGACGACGGGATAGAGGACCCGACCTGACCTAGTCAGGATCCCCTCCAAGAAGTCGTCGAGAAACCGAACGGTCTTCCAGTAACCAGCCTTGTAAAGCTGGTTTCTGAGAGACACGGTCGAAATGAGCTCGCGCGAGTCCCCACGTGTGGTAGGAGGCAACGCTCTAACGCGAATGATGGAGACATCCTCGCCGGCGTAGTACTCCTTGCCACAAGACTCCCGGAACCTTCCGTTCCAGAAGCTCTTGCCCTTGTTGACTCGAAGACCAAAATCTTCGAGCGCCTGGGTCACGTGGACAGCGTATTCTGCGGGGACGATGATATCGTCCCCGTAGACGCGCACCTGCCCCGACATCTCATGGATGAGACGTCGGGTAACACGGCGGTTGAGCCCATCTTCGATCCCGCAGAGAACGATGGCGCAAAACACCATCGCTTCTACAGGAAAGCAGAGGGCCGAACCCATGGACGCGAACTTGGCTAGGCGTATAACGCCATGGCCAGGCACATCAGCCTTCCGTGAACGAGTCGCATCGAGAGCCCCACTAAGGTGAGGCCACGGTTCGACGAGCGCACGTACGAGCTGATTCGAGACGCGATCGGATGCTTCGCTCAGATCGAGCGTCGCGAGGTTCCCCATAAGGGACCCCTTCCGTGCCATGAACCGATTAGGGTTCTGGTCGGTGAATCCGATGATCCATCTGTAGGGGTTAGTCTTCCCCTCAAGATGGGTCACGAGCGATTCCGATATCGCCTGCTGCGAGTATTGCATCGCAGTGGGTTCTACCGCAATCACGCGTGGCGTCTTGAGCGTCTTAGGGACAGTGATAACCCTAACGGGTCGTTCACGCCCAGGTTCGAGGATGTCCACATCGTCAAAGTCCTGGTATGCACCTGCATTGGGGGCTATGAAGCCTTCCAAGAAGGGAAACCAGGTCTCTAGACGCTCGGTCCACTCACGCTGATCGTACTTCTGGTTACCCATAAGTCGATCAGCAGTGGCTCCGGGCCCATGCTTCGGCGTGACTTCACCTTCGTAGACCTCCCGGTCTACGCGCGTGAGTACATCTCGCCAAAGCAGGGATCCAAGCCGTTTGAACTGCTCCAAGCGAATTGGAGACAGATTCGCATCGGCCTGGCGGACCTCCTGCTCACACTCGATGAAGTTCCGCAACGCTGCCTCACGGCGGGGTTCGGAACACTCGAGGCCAACCTTTCCAAACATCAGAGTAATCTGACGGATGGATCGGATAGCCTCGATTGAAGGTTCATCGAGCAACCGTCCGCTCGCACGGTCGAAGATCAGATCGGTGAAACCTCCGAGGAATCGGGGGAGACACCCTCTCTTGGACCATCCAGTCCAGAGAGATGGGATCGCCTGACCAAGGTCCAGACCTTTTTCGAGGTCTTTTCCAAACTCAGGCAGGGTTATCGTCAGAAACGACAACCCCTCGTCTTCGACACGCGCCGTGATCGTTTTGAGATCACGGCTGGTGCTCACGCTACACCAGTCCCCACATTCAGTGAGGACTTCCCGCAGCAGACACATGAGGCTTTTCATGGCCTCCTCCTTTCATCGAAGGGGGTAGGTCATCCCGAGCACTCATGTACTACCAACCGATTCTACCTCAGTACTCCGAGGTAGCTCAGTTCTGGTCCCGATCTGGGAAGTTCCCGATTAAGGGAAAGATCAGGACTCGCCACCAAGAAGCTTGGTGACGTTGGCACCGGAAGAAGCAGTCAGCCACGCCGTGAGGGCGTCGATGATCTGCTTCTGCTCGACGATCGTGAACCCAACCGGAGGAACATCCGCGACGATGTAAGCACTCATCGTGTACGGAGTGTTCTGAGCCGGGAACAGGGGATCGACAGCAACCTTCCGGAGGTCAACCCTGGCCGTACGTCGCGTGCGCTTACCATAAGTGCTCGCGATGCTCAGCTTCAGATTGCCGTCGTCCTTACTATAGACGGCGCCATTCTGATTGGTCGTAACGCGCGGAAGCGCGTTCGCCACAGCGTTGACAGTCAGAGACTGAGGGTCGGTGAACATGTGTGCATGACTCCTGCGGTAGAGAGAGAGCCTCCGCCACTGGTTGTGGCGGAGTGCTCTCTGGGATTGACCGTGGCATACAGGAAGCTAGCAGTATTCCTGCCAGTCCGGTAATACCACATGCCGCCAGGAAGAAGAAGCATCCGAAAGACGCTTCCTCTACCAGAGACTCTTGATAGTCCGAGTCCTGGACCCTGGACAGCTTCATCGCGCAGCTCGGCTTACGCCGAGAGCAGCGAGAATGGCCTTCTGGCGCGTTGTGAACGCGTCAGGGTCTAGGCCAAACCCGTAGGGCGTAGCCTTGACACGCTTCTTCACTTCAGTAGTGAAGACTTGTGACAAGGGCCCTCCGTGGCCGCCTCGAAGGACGACCCCGTCGAGCAGGTACGTGTCCTTGATGACTACGTGAGCCATCATGTACCCGTACCTCAACACGAGACTGTCCGACTGCAAAGCCGAGAAGTTATGGATGACATCACCCATGTTCGACTTCCAGTCAACCAGCCAGCTCCATGGAGCAAGTTCCCAGAGGAGCTCGGCATTAAGCCGAGTCCCGAACAGTTTCGCGAGATCCTGTTCCGTACGCCTCAATCTGGAACGGGCACTATCGCCCATATCCACATAGTAGGTGTACGCTCCGGAAAACCAGAAGCGTTCCTCATAGGTACGCTGCCTGGTGAGCTTGCCCTGTGCAGAGAGATAGGGCCCAGTCGGGCCTCCGCGAAGTCCGGGCGAACCCGGATAATTCGTGGAGACCACAACGGGGTCTTCAACTCTCCGCACGGCCGGGAACGAATAGCGGCGTCGTACTAGACGACCTGAGTCGCGATGTAGCTGGTCGAGATGCTTAGAAGCATCTCTACTAGCTTCTCCGAACTTTCGGAGATCCGAGATGATGGGCTTGATCCCGAATTCGTAATTGATGTACTCGTCGGCTACGCCGCCGGGTCCACCTCTACGAACAAGGGAAGCCCCCGGAATGGACGGAAGTCCTTCCCGGAGCTCACCAAGGAACTGTGCGGCTCCCGCAACCGGATTGGTTGGGATCGTTCGAGCAATGGCAGTTGTCCCAAGCGCGATCATACGATCGCGCAGGTCAGTTGGGACAGCTGGATATCCACTGTTCGTCGGACCCACCGTATGGTCCCATGCGAAAGGCATGGGTCCATCATAGGTATACGTGTAAGCTCCGGATCGGTGAAAGATCGAAATATGTCGGTGCGAGCACTCGACATACTTCTTCACTGACTCGAAGTTACCGTTTCCTATGTCCGTGTTCCTGAGGATCAACTCGATGTGCTTGGGAAGCGCCTTACCATCTCTGGTAAAGTGCTTCAACAAGCGACGTCGGTTTTTCCAATCAGGATTGTCCCGAGACGTGGTAGTCTCTTGGCCCGAGATTCCATAATCACCGGTGTTAACACTAGTCGAAGACTGGTTGTTAACAGTGATGGTGATGGATTCGCGATACTTCCCCGACTCTACAGTCGGGAGTTCTCGCGTCCTCGTGCCATGGCTGTCAGACATGGAGCTCTCCTGCGGGTCTCATGGTCTATCTGTCCGTTCGGGGAGGCCCTTCCCGAACAGGTTAGACCATGGGAGCAACTGCCTAGATTTGGAGAACCTAGGCAGAGGTGATGCGAGTGCACCAAGGTGGGTCCTAACGGAC